GCAATGGAAACTATACGACTAGCTGATCGCATACGTTGGTACACACAGGACTGTAAGCATCAGTTTGTGATTATGCCTGAGCATGACAATCAAGTGTTGGCACCATTTAGTCAAGTGGGTAGAATGTCCAAGCGCAGAGAACTTGTGGACTACATGAAGGAACGTGGACTGCAAGAAGTAGTATACACAGGCTTTCATCATGGCATATGCATACTCAGCGAGAGAGAACTAGGCATGCAGAGTGTGGCATGTATACCTAACTCAGTGCTCTATCTCAAACAGGATCTAGTAATGATTGGTCCTGGTGGCGGCATTGAAGCATGGGGCGAAGCAGATCGTCAAACACAAGAACTAGCCCACATCATCTAAATCAACTAAATATTATTAACATGCAAAGGGAGAACAAACTTTGAGTGAAGAAGATTATAGTTTTACAGACGAAGATGAAATGATCATAGAAGAAGCTGTAACCATTGCAGAACTATTCTACGAAGAACTAGAAATGCTCGAAGAACAACACACACGACTGTTACAAATAAACAGCTCTAATTCAGTGTTGGCTGCACATGAACTACAGTGTGTTATCAAATATTTTAAAGCTAGACTAGGCATAGAAGACGCTGACCTAGAGCATCTATATGGTGCAGATCCGGATAGAGTTTTGCACTAGTATGTGCATGTGTTAGATAAATATCTATACAACAAGGAAACACGATGAGAGAACAATTAGAAATGTTAGCTGAACATGGACCTAAATGGGCCAAAGAACGTGCTGCTATGGCACTTCAGGTAGCAGAACAATATGATGGTGGTGGCCTCGAAGAATATGAGTATCAAGACATTATGTTAAGACTAATTGAAGAGCCTAAGATTGACACGGACGCAGGCGATGACCTAGATACAAAGGCTCTGTTAATCACAGCAATACACATGGTAGGGAACATCATATGAGAATAAGCGAAGTATTAGACATACAGTTTGTTGAAGAGCCAGCAAGTAGAGCCCTATGCACATCGGGTAAGCCAGACAGCGCACTAGGTGCTAGTCAACTGTCAAGTTGTAAGAGCCAAGGCTATCGCAGTCGTGATGGCGGCAAGAGTCACAAAATTGGATCAGAAAGAGTTAAGGTCAAAGGTAAAAAGATTAAGGGCAAGAAGTATGGCGGCCCGTTACCAGATTGGTCTTAATACATGACAGTTAAACCAGCCAATGGAAGTTTAATAATTGCACCACCGGGTATGATTGACGGGCGTTTTGCTCGTACAGTAAACCTTATCACCAATCACAATCAAGAAGGTACATTTGCACTTTGTGTTAATAGACCTACTCCACACACGCTAGAAGACCTAGCCAAAGAACTTAGACTAGACCTACAAAATTTACGCTTTCCACTCTATTGGGGCGGCCCTATACAAAAGGGCAGTATATGGATGTTACACACTCCTGAATGGGAGAACGAGCATACAATGTACGTTAATGAGCATTGGAGAGTTACTAGCCACGAAAGCATGTTTCATTGCCTAGCAGATGGCGATGCGCCTAGATGGTTTAGAATATGCTATGGCCTAAGTCAATGGGCACCAGGGCAACTAAAAATGGAATTGGATGGGCAACCGCCCTTTACTAGAAGCAGTAGTTGGCTAATAGCTGATAACACCAAGCCTGCTAAGTTATTTGATATAGACCCTAGTGAACTTTGGGATCATAGTATTAGCGTATCAGCCAAGCAGTCGGTTAACAACTGGCTGGCCTAACCCTGTTTGAGATACTGAATAGCATTCTCTAAAACATCGACCCTATCTTGTAGCTGACCCAATGCCCTATTACATGTGTGGCATATGAACCCTCTAAACTTGTTGGTCTTATGATCATGATCCAAACACCAATGGCCGCTCTTGCGTCCGCCTGCACCTTTAACAGCAGCAGCACCCTTCTTACAAATAGGGCATATGTGATCATCGCCGGGGGTTGGGTGTGTGCGTTTAAGCTCTCTACGTACTCTGCCTAGCTCACGCTCACAGTCACGACATTCGGTGCGTAGATAGTTTGCACCAGAGCTTTTACAAAAACGATCTAAGGGTTGTACTACGCCGCACTTACTACATGCTTTTTCAGTCTGTGTATTCAACATCATCAACATCCCATATATTATCAAAACTTACTGTGAATGTCTTACGTGACTCTGTGTCGTATAGTTCAACGTGGCGTGACTCTAGGTCACGTACTTGAATAACTCCAAAGCCTTCGTATGTGCCAGGCCCCTTCAAGGGTGTGTCACTAAGCCCTGGAGGCCTATCAAATGTGTCTAGCATAGTTTCTACTTTAAACATGCATCCGTAGCTTTTGCCGGGTTCAATGTCTTCAATTTTATACATGGGTTACCATCCTATCTTTTCCCAAGGTACGTCTTTGTCTCCAAAGTGTCCGTACACGCAGTTTTCACTATAGTTAGTGTAGTTGAATAAATCAAATCTGTCAATGATTCCTTTAGGACTCAAGTCAATCTCTTCACGTATAAAATGTTCAATACTACGATTGTGTCCGTTGCTGTCAATAAGGATACTAGTAGGTTGCTTTACGCCAATAGCATACGATAACTGAATGTTACACCAGTCTGCCATTTCATCTGCTACTACGTTCTTAGCTAACCAACGTGCCATGTAGGCAGCACTACGGTCTACTTTCGTAGGGTCTTTTCCAGAAAAAGCGCCACCACCATGAGGAGCGAACCCACCATAGGTGTCCACGATAATCTTTCGTCCTGTAACTCCTGCATCACCGTCAGGTCCACCAATAACAAAACTCCCAGTAGGATTAATGTGCCATACAGTATCTTCATCAATTAAATTACCTAGGGCTGATCTTGCAGCCTGCTTTGCAAGTTCTCTTGCAATTACTATTTCGCCTTCAGCATGTTGTGTGCTGATAACAATTTGATCAATACGTTTAATAAGACCTTCACGCCTAGCACCATTGTACTCTACGCTTACTTGACTCTTAGCATCTGGACCTAGGATATCATCTAGTTCACGGAGGCCTTTGAGTTCTTTTAATATCTCGTGAGCATAATGAATAGGTGCTGGCATCATACTAGCTGTATGATTACAAGCATAGCCAAACATAATACCTTGATCGCCTGCTCCAAAGTCGTCTGTACCTAGTGCAATGTCTGCACTTTGGCTATGAATTTCATTATAGATCTTTAGTTTATTCCAATGAAACCCTTCTTGTTCGTAGCCAATCTGTTTAACTTTGTTGCGTACAATATGTTCTACGGCTGCTTTAGTTACATTAAAGTTCTTAACTTCACCTGCAAGTGTAACCATGTTAGTAGTTACTAGTGTTTCAATTGCTACACGGGTTGTTTCATCGCCGTTCTTTAAGCCAGCATCGACAAGAGCATCTGAGATTTGGTCTGCAACCTTATCTGGATGTCCGTCACTTACTGATTCGCTTGTAAAAATATAGTTCATGTAGTTTCCTATTAAATTTGTTTAGGCTCCTGTTTAGCTATTAGGTACATCTTCTTAATGATTATGTCAACATCATCTTCTGTTAGATGTCCTGCAACAGTGTCTCCGCTATTAGTTATACCCGGCAGTTCAACCATATTGTCGTTCTTGAATACTGCTATCTCAAACAAGCCTGCTGCATTACCGTATGACATTTCGTTCTGGATAATACTTAATTCATAATCACCAAAGTTAAGCATTGCCTGTACACCCTTAGGAGTTTCAGTTGGCAGTAATTTAAAATCTGCTAGTTTCATTTGTTACTCTCCTGTATTTGTTTAATGATACGATCAGCATCAGGGTATGTTGACATATGATCTATAATGCTGTCTACAGCAGCAATTCGAATCATTTCTTCTGTAACCACATGCTCTGTGCTAGGTGTATAGAAAGGATTATAGTTAGTAGGCAAGTAGGGTTGCGTCCAACTATAACTTATATTCGGGTACTTTTCGGGTTCCATCTACAGCCTCCTAGTGAAGAACTTTATCAGTGTCAAAGAAAGGTAGTACGTCACCCTTCTTAGCTACGATTGATGCAACCATTTTATTAAAGTCACGTTCATCAAGTGAAGTTTTGTACAAGCGAAGCGCAATTGACGTTAGCACCGCAGCTACAGCTAACGGGTCTTCGTTCTCTTGAATCTCTAAGGCTACTTCTGCAAAAAAGTGATTGTACAGCTCTTGTAGCTGTGAGTCGTTTGTTTTCATTTTATTATTCCTTGCTTTCATTTTATTAATCGTGATACCCATCATCTTCTTCAACAACAACTGACTTAGGCTTTTTACTCAGTTCTTCTATTCTTTTACGTTGTTCTTCGATAATCTTTTGTTGTTTCTCTAATTCTAAAAACTGTTTGTCGTTTTCACTAACGACTGGAAAATTTATTATATTACTCATACCTTCTCTCCTGGTTCAAAGCCTCGGAACGTTTTAAAACGTGGGAAGCGCAAACTATATGTACCGTCTTGATTCTGTGTTACTGCATCTGCACGTACTTCTACTAGTTGTCCAATAACATCGCTACGAAGAGTCCAAAAGTTATCGCGGTTACTGTCACTAAAGCCGCTACCGCAATTGACCCTAACCATTCTTCCATCGTCCATTCCTTCACAAACGATAGCACCGAGTCGTCCTTCATTTCTTCCTGTTCCTTCTTCAACATCTACAACCTCCAATGTAACCTCAATAAACGGCTTTTGCTTTAGCCATGCATGTGATCTCTTACATTGATAAACAGTATCAATGTCTTTAATCATAATCCCTTCGTAACCTTTTTCAATAGCATCTAAGTTATATGCTTTAAACTGTGCATCACCTTCTTCAGTGCCCAGTTCTACTTCTGTTTGTGTTACAATGTCACAATAACATTGTTCAAATATCTTAGCAAATGTTTTAAGCATATTGCTTCTGCGTCTTTGTCCTTGTATGCTTTGTCCTTGTTTAAACTCTACCAACGGAATAATATCAAACAGTGCAAGTCGAGCATCACCAGCTTCAACATCTGACTTTCGATTTAGTTGTGTCATTAACTGCTGAAAGTCAGCACTCATAACTTCTCCATCAAGCACAAACGAACGTCCAAACTCATCAATAAAGTTGCTTAGTGCATCAGTGATGTGTGTAAAGTTTTCTAACACTTTGCCGTTACGTGAGTACTGTGTTACAGTTTTGTTTTCGTGATCAACAATTGTAATACAACGTACACCGTCTAGCTTAGGCTCAATAAGTTTACGGCCAACTAACTTCTTTTCGTGGTTAGCACCGTCATGGGCGAGCATACATTCAAACACAGGTACTTTATACTGTGGAAACTCTTTAGCTACTTTGTTAACAGTCTTTTCGCTCATTCCACAACGCAAGTCTTTAATAAGAATACGTCTATAAAAACCATTCCATTGATCAGTAGTAGCAACACTCATTGCAAGTTCAATTGCGTCACGTGCCGCATGTCCTGTTAGTTTGCGTTTGTACAATGCTTCAGCAAGTTCAGCAAAGTTTGTCCAACTTAGGCCTTGTCCGGTAAGTACATCTGAACGCTCAGGCACTTGCTTCACACCAAAAGTATATGTTTTATCAAGAGCCATTCGAACACCTTCAAAGAACTCATCTAGTCCTTCTTGCATTGCTGCTTCGAGGATTGCTTGTTTGGCTAGTTTGCTATTGTCAGCTTCTAACTGTGCGATAATATCTTGCGGTTGTGTTCTCATGTATGTTGCTCCTTGTGTGCCTAATTAATATATATATTATAACAGAAATTTATAGGTCTGTCAACCGATTAATTACCTCATCTACGTTGTGTACATTGATTTCTTTGCCGATCTCGTATACATGAAAATGGTAGTCTTCAATAGTTTCTTTTAGTTTCTTTAGTATAGTTTCTTCAGGCTCAGCTATCCATTCTGAGTAGCCTCTACCCTCTAGCATAATAGCATAGCCAAACGTGTCTTTGAGTACACTCTCTAGTTTACTAATTGGGTTTGACTTACCATACCACAAGTGATTGAACGTAGCGTAATGGCTACGAGCAGAATAACTGTTCTGATAAACTCCTAGCCTATCCATTGCACGATCCACTCCAGTAATACCAATCTTACAATCACCACTACCCATAGGGTCTTTCATTAAGTATAAGAACTTCATGTTACCACCTACACTGTGCTGTTGGAAGTTGGATACGTCCTATAAAGGTATTGTACAAGTTTACAATAGCATCATATACACGCCATTGGTCGTGGTCTCTTGGGTTTGTAAACCCTTTGGCGTGTAGTGCAGTCTCGTAGTTGTCCTTTAGACCTAGTTGTACTGATGTTGGATCACCCCATATTTTAATAAACAGTTTTCCTAGTTCATCATCAAAAGCTGCATCGATAGCAAAGCCTTCAACCTCAGCCATCTTATACAATAATGCCATAGGCCTCCATATCTCTAACTCTGCTGCTGCCTTCTTCCAGTGTGCATTATGGAATTGCAATGCACGTTTAAAGTATTTGCCTTTAACTCCGTAATCATCTGACATTTCAAATATAGTTTGTCCACTTTTAATCTGACTAAATGCATTTGGTGTGTTAGCATTACGTTTAGGACCAAACCCTGTAGCAGTTAAAATGTTATTCATCTGTACAGTTGCACTATCTTTTGTTTCTAGCAATATCATAAACTCATCGTAGGCATGTAGTTTACGTTTGTTACGACTGTTAATACGTATCATGTTTTGTCCTGCTAACCAAACAGCATACTCTACTTTGTCTGTGAAGCCTGCGTCTTGTACTGTGTTGGCAGTAATCATATTTGTATCAATATACCACATAGGGTATGTAGTATATTTTTGTCTAAACATTTCTTGTGATGTGTGATGACCGTCCCACAGCATGTACATTCCGTCTACTAATATAGCAGTTGGCAACAGTACCGCAGTGTGTTCGTAGTCTTGTTCAATTTTATACATATGGTTAGGTGCAACATCTCGTTGGAACCTTGGCCACAAATACATGTCGTCCCAATCAATCCAACCAAACTTTACAATACCTTCTTTAGGATTGTATGGGTCTTGGACATTAGGTTTCTTGTCAGGTCCAAGTACAACATCAATTGCTTCTGCAATATCATTAAGTGGAATAATGCCACGGTCGTAGTTGTCAGACATAGTACGCAAATCAATTGCGTCATCTTTCATTTCGAATGAAATTTTGAATTTTGCCAGATACTTGTTGATCTCCGTCTGGCGATTGTACGGAACTTTCTTCATGCTCTTAACTCCTTATAACATGTGCAACGAATTGCTAGTGTTAGTTTGTGCCTGGGTGCGTAACGAATTACTGGCCCATAGCGTTAATTTATACTTACATATTACACTCACGATTACCACTTGTCAACCATATAATACAATATATATGTGTATGAAGATATTAATCACAGGTGCAGCAGGCTTTTTTGGACGTAATCTAGTCTATAAATTAAGCGAAGAACACAGTCTAGAATGTATAGACTTGCCGTTAGAGTTGTTTGACAATGCTGAACGTGAGCGTTTTTATAATGACTATAATGTATGTGGAGCAGATATATCAGAAGATCTGTGGCAAGTTAAGCAGCGTATGATGGATTGCGAGATAGTTATTCATCTAGCCAATAAAACTAGGATAAGCCCTAGCTGGAACGAGTACGAAGAATACTACAGGCAGAACATAGGAACTAGCCAAAAGATATTTTCACTGTCGCAAACACTAGGAGTAAAGAAGTTTATATACTTTAGTTCTAGTAGCGTGTATGGTGATAATGGGTGGGTACCTAATAGAGAAACAGATCCGTTAGCACCTACAAGTCCTTATGCAATAAGCAAAATGGCAGCCGAGGCAGCACTTACTGCGCAATCATCAAGAGGTAAGACTGAGCTAGTGATTGTTAGACCATTTACAATGTATGGTCCATTTATGGAAACAGGCAAGTATGCGCTTGTTATCTCTAAATTTATTGAAGCAGCACAAGCTGGTGACCCGTTGTTACTAGATGCAACAGGTTCACAGACTAGAGACTTTGTACATGTAAGCGATGCGATTGAAGCTCTCAAATTGATTATCGAACACGGAAAAGATAGAGACGTATATAATGTAGGCTCAGGCACAAGTGTAACTATTAGAGAACTTGCAGACATTGTAAGTACCAAGCAAGTTGAGACGCCGCCACGCCTAGGACACATTCCTAGTACACTGGCTGACATTACTAAACTTACCAAACTAGGATGGTCTCCAAGCATTAATGTTAAATCGTGGTTGACAAACATCGTTAAAGACCTTAATATAAACAGTATATGAAACGTCTTGCACAACAATTAAAGGAAAAGAAAATATGGCATTAGTACCAATGGTAGTAGAATCAACGAGCAAGGGCGAACGAGCTTTTGATATCTACAGCAGATTACTTAAAGATAGAGTTGTTATGCTGAACGGCCCTGTAGAGGATTTTATGGCTAACATAGTTGTTTGCCAATTACTATTTTTAGAATCAGAAGATTCAGACAAACCAATTTCGTTGTTTATTAATAGTCCAGGCGGTGTAGTAACTGCTGGCATGAGCATCTACGATACAATGCAATTTATTAAACCTGAAGTGTCTACCTATGTAATGGGACAGGCATGTTCAATGGGTAGCTTGTTAGCACAGTCCGGTGCACCAGGCAAACGATATATGTTACCTAACGCAAGACATATGATTCATCAACCAAGTGGTGGAGCAAGAGGCCAAGCAACTGACATGCAGATCCAAGTAGAAGAAATTCTTAAAATGAAAAAAGAACTTACAGGGATCTACGAAAAGCATAACAGCAAAGGTAAAACGTTTGAACAACTAGAAGCCGACATGGAGCGTGATAAGTTTATGTCAGCTAAAGAAGCTCTTGAATACGGACTTATAGATAAGATTGTTGATCATCGACCATGAAGTTAATCCCTCAAGGACATGCAGTTAAAGACTGGGGCTTAGAAATAAACTTTGCTTCAAATGAAAGTTATTGTGGAAAGCTACTAGTCTTTGAATATCCTAAAAAGAAAACAGCAATGCTACTGCACAAGACCAAACGTAAGAGTTGGTTTGTAAATTCAGGATCGTTTAAGATTACTTTTATAGATATTAAAACAGGAGTGCCAAGAGAACAAATAGTTAAAGAAGGCAATACTGTTGATATTGCTGAAATGTCGCCGCATCAGCTAGAGTCACTAGAACATAACTCGACTATATTTGAAACAGGGTCAGCTGACTATGAAGAAGATCAATTTAGACTTAATCCTGGTGACGAGCAAATACAGCCTTCAGAGCAATAACTAAATCTTCAATCATTCCATCATCATGATACGGAGTAGGAGCAAAACGTAATCGTTCTGTTCCTTCTGCTACTGTTGGAAAGTTAATTGCTTGAACATATATATTATGTTCGTCTAACAACATATCACTCATGCTCTTACACTTCTTAGCATTGCCAACTAGTACAGGAACAATGTGTGTAGTTGACTCTTCCATAACCGGAATACCATTCTTAGCTAACCGCTCTTTAAGTTTAGCAGCACGTTCTTGATGCAGCTCACGCATTTCGTTATGATCTTTTAGGTATTTAATTGCAGCCATAGCACCAGCACAACTTACAGGACTCATTGAAGTTGTAAAAATAAAGCCGGAGGCGACACTACGAATAGCATCTATTACGTCTGCGTCAGCAGCAATGTAGCCACCTTGCACACCAAATGCTTTACCTAGGGTTCCGTTGATTATATCAACACGGGATTGAAGCCCTAGTTTTTCTGTCCAGCCGCCTCCGTGTTCGCCATACAGGCCAACAGCATGAACTTCATCAATGTACGTCATGGCATTATACTTGTCAGCAATGTTACATATCTGTTCAATAGGACTAACATCTCCGTCCATTGAATAAACACTTTCAAAAACAATACAAGGTGTTTGTCCTGCTAGTACAGCACTTGCACATAGTTCATCTAGTTGATCCATGTTGTTGTGTGTCCATACTTGTTTCTGTGCTTTACTGTGAAGTATGCCTTGGATAAGAGAAGCATGGTTCTTGCTATCACTTAAAAATACAATGTTGGGGAATATTTTTGCTAATGAAATAAGAGTCCACTCATTAGCTACATAAGCAGACGTAAACAATAATGATTTTGCCTTGTTATGTAGTGTACTAAGTTCGTTTTCTAATGCCACATGATAGTGACTGGTACCGCCAATGTTCCGTGTACCTCCCGAGCCTGATCCTGTTTGGTCTAGGGCAGTATGCATAGCGTCTATGACAACTTTATGTTGACCCATACCTAAATAATCATTAGAACACCAATTTACAATGTTCTTAATGTTGTATGGACCATACCATATTGCTTTTGGAAACTCTCCTCGCTCACGTAAGATATCATTAAAAACACGGTAATTACCGTTGCTTTTTAGATCTCTCAGCAATTTGTTTATTGGCTTTTTGTCTATCATAATAACAACCTATTCCCCCTAAGGTGTGGTGGGTATAAAAATGCCACCCGTCTTTTCGAAGTTCTGTCAATAGTTCATCGTAGTCTTTCCACATGGAAATAATACTTCGAAACATTTTTAACATGTTTGTATTTAACTAAATACTTGTGAACAAGCGATATATGCGAATCACTATAATTAGAGGTAACTAATGGCAACTATTAAATGTAAAGGGTTAACAGGCGTACAGTTTAATGTGACTGTAACTTACGGTTCAACTACAATGAACGGACTTACAGCTCTAGTACAAGCAATAGAAGGTGCTCCTATTACAACAGGAATGTACGGTGAAATTGTTGCTGAAAAAGACTCTGCTATCAATCAAGCTAATGATGGCGCAAAGACATTAACTGCCGCAGGACTTGCCGCAGGTGATGTAATTATATGTGTTCCATTAAAGACTGGCAACAAAGAAGCACGTCAAGAACAAAAGGGTGCTATTGCACAAGCTAAACGTGAAGGACTTGCAGCCGCAGATACTGATGCTGTTTACTATAGGGCATTAAAAACATTCAATAAGAACAGACTGCCTAACCCATATGAAGCAGATGCATACAACGCAGACGATGACGAAAACACAGGCGCACCAGCAGCAAGTAGACCCTGGAGTTAATAACTTCCACACTTTTTAATAAATACTACTATAATAATACAGGGAGCGAATCTATGTACGAGTACCGATGCGAAGTAACGAGAGTGGTTGATGGGGACACAGTAGATGTGAACATTGACTTAGGATTTAATGTAATACTAGCCGACGAACGTGTTAGAGTTATGGGGATAGATACTCCTGAATCACGCACAAGAGATAAAGTAGAAAAGGCGTTTGGCCTTGCTGCAAAGAAAAGACTAAAAGAATTACTAGGAAAGACTTCTATTCTTAAAACACAGATTAGTAGGAATGGTGAAGATATGAAAGGCAAGTTCGGACGTATCTTAGGAGACTTTATTTTAGACGATGGGCGTCTAGCAACAGAAGTTATGATTGCTGAAGGACAATGTGTTCCTTACTTTGGTGGATCTAAAGATGATACCAAAGCAGCACATATGAAAAACAGAGAACGTTTGATTGCTGAAGGGGTAGTTAAACTTCCATAAAGGAAAAGAACATGAAACATATTTGGGCACTTATTGTATTAACATGGATGGTCGTATTTTATGCAGGAACAGCATATGGTGAAGAACAAGAGCAACCACCAATAAGATTACCGTTGATGGTCGAGTGCGGAAGCAACGAACAGATACAAGCTCTAATACGAAAACATGGAGAACTTCCTTTTTTTAGTGGCAATACTTTATATCAAACACCAGGCGGTGCGTATGTGGGAAGGTTAGAAGTCTGGGCCAATCCCAAAACAAGATCATTTACAATTACAATTAGACCAAACGAAGACCAAACTTGTATTGTATTGCCTGGGAAAAATCTAACCCCTTATATGGATGAAGGGCTTACTTTATAAATAAAAACAGTAGGAGCGAACTATGTTTACAAATAAAATAAAGACTAAATTAACAGACACAACATTTGAACAACGAAGTTTACTATTTGCAGAGCTATCAGCAATTGCATACGAAGACTTGCCTAGCGTAAAAAAGAAAGCAGCTAAACTAGGATTTACTACTGTTGAGTTTTATGAAAAGGCCGGCGCACAAGCATATCGCTTCATGAACAAAAATGATTTAATTATTGCATGCCGTGGCACTGAGCCTACTGCATTTAATGATATAGCAGCTGACTTAAAAGCTATACCAGTAATAGCAGAAACAATATCAAGAGTACATCAAGGATTCAAAGACGAAGTAGATGATCTTTGGCCTATGATCGAAGAAGACATCAATCGTACTGTAAACGTAACTAAGACACTTTGGTTCTGTGGACATAGCTTAGGTGCTGCAATGGCAACTATTATGGCAAGTAGAGCAAAGCATAACATTGAGCTAAACGATCCTATTGAGCTTTACACCTACGGAAGTCCGCGTGTGGGTTGGAGAGGTTACACTAAGAGTTTAGATATTGTTCATAACAGATTTGTAAACAACAACGACATTGTTACTACTGTACCTATGGCAATTATGGGCTACACACATCACGGCACAGAACGTTACTTTAATACTTGGGGTAATCTAAGAACTCCTACAAGATGGCAAAAGTTTAAAGACAAGTGGCGTGGTATTTGGAGAGGTATCAAAGTAGGTAGAGTTGATAGCTTTTCAGATCATAGTATGGTTGAATACATTAAACATTCTGCTAACCTCGCAAAAAATTCCGAAACTCCACAGATTTAGGTTGACACCATTGCTCCGTTATGTTATAGTATATACATAATTAGATAATAGGAGCAAGATGCAATTGAATAAGAACGAAAAGATTATCCTAACAGACTGCGATGGTGTAGTTTTAGATTGGGAGTGGGCATTTAATATTTGGATGCAAGAACACGGATTTGAAACTGTCAAGGGATATCAATATGTATACGATATCGGTCAGCGATATGGCATTTCTAAAAACCAAGGACATAAATTAATTAGGCAGTTTAACGAAAGTGCTACTATGGGTTTCCTCCCAGCATTGCGTGATGCACAGTACTATGTTAAACGATTGCATGAAGAACATGGATTCGAGTTTCATGCTATTACATCTCTTTCTAAAAATAAAAACGCATGTAAGTTGCGTACAATGAATCTCAAAAAACTATTTGGTAAAACAGCATTTACTAAATTTGTATATCTTGGAACGGGTGCCGACAAAGACGAAGCACTAGCAGTTTATCAAGATACAAATCATTACTGGGTTGAAGACAAACCAGCAAATGCTGAAGCAGGATTAAAAGTTGGCCTTCGTCCATTGTTAATAGAACATGGTCACAACATGAATTATAAACAAGAAGGCATAACTACTGTTAAGAACTGGAAACAGATCTATAACATTCTGACAGATAGCGACAATGGAAAACAATAACCAAGTAAAAGAATTTTATCCTCATACCTGGCAGAAAGAAAGGTATCAGTTGTCAGCGTATGAGTGCTTCGAACAAATAGATGCATACCTTAAAACTCCTCCCAAACGTATACTAGACATTGGCTGCGGCTATGCTTATGTAAGTGAACAGTTTCAAAAGAAATACGGAACTGAACTATGGTTACTAGAAGGAGACTTCCAAACAACAATAGATCGTCCTCGCAAATCAAGTTGGGGACCTGTTGGAGACATGAAGTTCTATCTTCCAGTCAGTGAGCTCAAAACATATTGGGACAACCGAAACATAAAATACAATTTCGTAGATGCTAATAACATCAATTTAGACTCAGACATCAAATTTGATTTTGTTTGCAGTTGGTTAAGTTGTGGGTTTCATTATCCTGCAAACACTTACAAAGACTTAATAACTAAACATACAAACAACGACAGTACTGTTATTTTTGATTTTAGAACTAAAACATTATTAAATCAACAAAAGAATGATGTTAATGTAATCCATAACTTCAATCCAGAAGGTGGAAAAAGATCAAGAGCACACTTTAGATATTAGAAAGGAAGTAAGCATGAGTAACTGTTTTCATCTAGCCATCGAGGCTGGCGATTTGGAAATCGCAAAACAATGGTACACAGATGTACTAGGTTGCAAATTAGACATGGCAGAAGAAGGCAAATGGCAAGACATAGACTTCTTTGGAAATGAACTTACATTACACAGTTCAACCCCAAGACAGTCGAAAGGACCTGAGCGTTCTAAGCACCATGTTGATATGGGAGAAGTATGTGTTCCGCACTTTGGAATACATCTAGAAGAAGCAGATTATCAGCGAATACGAGCTAGTATTGAAACGCACACAGGCTTCTTAGATACTCCCTATATAAGATTTGCTGACACAGATTACCAACAAGAAACGTTCTTTGTTGAAGATCCTAATTACAATGTTTTAGAAATAAAACAAATGGTAAAAGGGCATCTAGGCAAGGACACAATTTAACTTATAGAGGAAGGGAACCGTTTGAAAATGAAAATTATCGCAGGAAACGCCAACAAGAAATTAGCACAACAGATTGCAGATCATTGTTTTGCATCTTTAGTTCCTACAAATGTTAGCACGTTTGCCGACGGCGAATCGAGTGTAGAGTTTTTAGAAAACATTAGAGGAGAAGACATCTTTATTATACAAAGTACTAGTACTCCTGTAAACGATAATTTAATGGAACTGTTGATTATGATTGATGCAGCACGTAGGTCGAGTGCTAGTCGTATTACAGCAGTCATTCCTTACTTTGGATATGCTAGACAAGATCGTAAGAGTGCAAGTCGTACACCTATTACTGCAAAGTTAGTAGCTAACTTATTAACAACAGCAGGCGCAGATAGAATCCTTACAATGGATCTACACGCAGGACAGATACAAGGCTTCTTTGATATTCCAGTTGATGACTTAACTAGTCGACTAGTATTCGCTAAAGACATTAGACGCACAATTGGCCTAGTTGATGATCCTGAAGTGCAACAGCAAGGTACAGTGTTTGTAAGCCCTGACGCTGGCGGAGTTGTTCGTGCTAGAAAGTTTGCAGACATGTTTGGAGGAGATATTGCTATCGTAGACAAACGTAGACCCGAAGCAGGTAAGAGTGAGGTCATGAACTTGATCGGCGATGTTAAAGGTAAACACGCCATTCTAGTTGATGACATCATTGACAGTGGAGGAACTTTATGTAGTGCAGCAAAAGCCATTATGGATGCAGGTGCTCTAACAGTTCGTGCATATATTACACACGGTGTACTTTCCGCTGATGCATATCAAAAGGTTGAGAAGAGTGTTCTTGACGAACTAGTAGTCACAGATAGTATTTTAGATCATTGTCCTAAAACTTATAAAAAGACAAGACAGGTTAGTGTTGCTAATCTATTTGGAGAAGCTATTCGTCGGGTTACCAACGAAGAGTCTGTTTCTAGCCTGTTTGACAGTCATATTACAAAACAGAATTAAATAATGTTAGGAACAGGAGATAAGATGAAAAGTGTTGTATATGATAATTATATGCGTAGCACATACGGTGAACTTTCAAAGTGGCCAGTGTACGGCATGAAAGGGTTAATACCTCACTCAGAACCATTCAAAGAAACTAGACTACGATTTACACAAAATTACTTGCAACGACTATATGATATTTCCAAACGGTTATTAACTGTAGTGTGATCTAACCATATCAACAAACAGTTCAACATGAGCTTCGGGCGTGAGTTTATTAATACCATGCCCGAGGCCACATACCCATCCTGTACGATCAACTGTATCCATTTTACTTAAAAACAAACGAATCTGTTCTTTGCATTCTAAATAAGGTAGAAGTAATAGTTGCTCGTCAAAGTTGCCTTGCACAAATCCGTCTTTATACTTGTTCATAGTTTTTGAAATATCAACAGTGCTATCAACACCAATTCCTTTCCAACCCATTTTAAGTAAACTAGGCATACATTTAGGATTTAAATGCTGTGTGTAATATCCTACATGATCGCCTACCATAGGCTGTAGTAATTCTTTATAGTGATCCTTAAAGAACTTTTCACTCATGTTACCTACTCCGCTATCAAGTATCATAACTTTTTCGGCACCAGCTGCTAACTGTAAATGTATATTACGATTGAGCAAAGGAACAAGAACTTTGTGTAAGTATTCTACTTTAAACTTAGTGCTTGTTTTTTGTTTACCAGTTGCATAGTTTAACAGTGTCCAAGGACCTCCTACAAACCCAATAAGACTTTTATTTTTAGGTAGTGCTTCTAGTGTTGCAGTAATAGCACGACTTTGAAACACCATGTGTTTAATAGCAGCGTCAACATCCATGTGGTCTTTATAATTTTCTTCTGTAATTAGCCATTCAAACTTTGGACCTGGATTAAACTTTAGAGGAACACCTAACCCTTCAATAGGGAAAAGTATGTCACTAAACAGTATTGCAATGTCAAAATCAAATTGATTAATTGGTAGCATTGCAACCTTAGCTGCAACTTGTGGAAGTTTACACATTTGTTCAAATGTAAACTGTTCTTTCATTTCCATGTAACCTTTTTGATATCGTCCGGCCTGCCGCATCATCCAAATTGGAGGTACAGGTTGCTCTACTCTATTGCAGGCATTTTCAAATAGTTTATTCATATAAGTTTTACTCCTAATGACTCTCCTAATTTAAGATAGTCAAGTTTCTTTCCAATAACTGAACCGTGCTTTCCTGTTTCGTAGTTGTGTGCTTGTAACATAATACAGTCGCCTACAACACTAGAAATACAACCAATTGCAGTATGGCAATCACCATCAATAACTTTTAACATTCTACGTTCTGCCATTGCAGCATAGTAAGTATCTAAGTGATTCTTTGTTTTTATTATTTGACTTGCTTCTGAGTCTTTTACAGTTTGTAAAGCAATCACTCCTTGCCCGATTGCAGGCAGCATTTCATCAATATTAAATATCTTGTTGATGCGATGTTCAAGTCCAAGTGTTTCTAATCCTGAAACAGCAAGAATAATCGCATCATACTCCCCAGCATCTAATTTAGCAATGCGAGTATCAATGTTTCCTCTAATAGGAGAAACTTGTATGTACGGATTTAATATTTTTAATTGAGCGGCTCTTCGTGGGCTACCAGTGCCTACTTTTGCATTAATGCCCATGTTACCTATAACACAATCTCTTGGATCTCTGCGTTCTAGTACTGCGCTTATTTCTAGTTCAGCCACTTCAACATCTGCTGGCATATCTTTTAGACTATGCACAGCAACATCTATATCTCCGTTAAGTAATGCAGTTTCAATTGCACTACAAAATACAGCTTTGCCGCCTATCTCATGAATAGGCACATCTTGATGTATGTCACCATCTGTTTTAATTACAACTATCTCTACATCAATAAATGACTTGTGCTCTAAGATCATCGTTGCTGCACTAGCATAAGCCAATGCCAGGTCACTTCCTCTTACACCAATTCTCATCAATCCCACCTTACACTAGGCGGTAAACTCATTAGTATTGCTTCCATGTTTCCACCTGTTTTAAATCCAAATCTAGTTCCACGATCATAAAGTAAGTTAAACTCTACGTAGCGGCCACGTTTCCGTTCTAGTATTTGTCTGTCTCTACTTGTATAGTCCATATTTATTGTAGGAGTAATGATACTTCTGATCAACGAGTTGAATGTTCGTCCTACATCTTTAACAAAATTAAAGTCCATATCCTTTGGATCATGATACTCAAAGAAGATACCACCTACACCTCTAGTTTCGTTGCGGTGTGGCAAGTAGAAATACTCATCACATGCTTTACTAAACTTAGGATAGTAATCACTGTTATGCATATCGCACATTTGTTTTAGACTTGCATGATATGATTCTTTGTCAAATGGCATACAAGGAGTAACATCCATCCCACCACCAAACCATTCTTTAGTTGATGTCTTTAAGTAACGAGTGTTAAAATGCATAGCAGGAGCATGAGGGTTCCATGGGTGTAATACAACACTAATACCTGTGGCACTATATCTGTTGTGTTCTTCTGTACCTGGAATCTCTTTTGCAAACTTAGGATCAAACTCCGAAGTAACCTTACTGAAGTTAACAGTGCCTTTTTCAAACACATCACCGTAGATTGTTCTGTGAAATTGATTCCACTCTTTTTTAGACGAGCCTTTGTGGCTAGTCATATTGCAATCTAAATCTTCTATTGTATTACAAATCGTATCTTGTAATGATTGGAACCATTGACTATATTCATCAAACATGAACTGTCCTTTTTTACTTTGTTATTATTATATATCCTGCACTCAAAAAGAAAGGCAACACTATGGTTGCCCTTCTCAGTTACTCAGTAATCTTATTATTCTATACTATCGCTATGCGTTCTAATGTTAGCTTCATCCTAAAATAGGAAATATATAATGTTACTTTAGTTTACTTGTTGCCACTTACAAAAGCATAAAACTTTTCAGCAGCTTCTAATACTGCGTCAGTACCAGGTACTTCTGGCATTTCTACAGTTGTTACAACTTCATCACCTTCTTTGGTAACTAGGGTTGACCATCCTGCAAAATTAGCATGATAGTCGTTCCAAACATTGCCTTGGGCAAGTTCTAAAACTTTAGTTCTAATTTCGTAACCGTTTTTATTTGTGGTTACTTTTGGCATCATGTCTTTGACCATTTCTGCCATAGCTTGTGTCTGCTTTAATATCTCAGCACCATGCTTTGATTCTACTGTACTCATAATTCTTCTCCTTTATTATGTATGTGTGTGTAGTGTTACTAGTGTAACGTAGTATTTAGTAGTTGTCAACCGCTTAGATAATACTAAGTGAGTGCCAAATTACTGCAAAACTAAAAAATGCAACGATACCGAATCCTATGTTTTCACATAGTTCGCCGTCACACTTTATTAGTAAATTATCAAGTAAATTTTTCATAAGTCTCCGTGTGTGTTATTTTGTAGTAGGGGTTTTGACTGGATTAGAAACCCAGTCACATTCTTCGTCAGTCATTGGTTGCCAGTTACACATGTGCTTTACCTTTCCATGTTGCAACAGACTTACCTTTCATGTAATGATCACCTGCTTCGTAGCTATTTTTAATCTTCATCTTCTGAAGTTCTTCTCTAGCTTCGTCAGCAGCTTCTCTTAATTTATTAACATGTTCTTGGGTAATCCCGTACTGGGATTGTAACATACTTGCAGCTCTAGTAAGACCAATAATCTCACATCGTTTGATTATTCTTTCCCACATTAGAATCTACCTCTATGTACAGTTCCGCCACTACAAATATGATTGATGTCACCGCGGGTGATACCAATGTCACGCAATTCGTAATCGCTTAACTTGCTCAGTTGTTTGTAGCCTTTGTGGTCAAACTTAGGATCAAACCTGCTTTCAGTAATAAAGCCTTTAAAGAAGTTTTTAATTGCATCGCAGAAGGAACAGTAAAAACGTGTAAGTGTTTGAGTACTCATTTTTTTACTCCATCTAACATAAGTGCTTTAGCTTCGTCGTGCATTCCCATACGGCTAAGTTCGGCAGCCGCTCTTGCTCTGCCAGCTGATTCGCCAAATGCGATCATACTAACAAGTGCTGTGATTGCGATTGTTTTAACTGCATCGCAAAATGTGCAGTAGTAAGTACTAATAGTTGCTGAGGTCATTATACCCATCCTTGTAAGTTTATGTTTCTTTTTAGTTTGCCGTCGTTCCAGGGATGTAAGTCCCTAAGTGTCGGTGCGGCTCCGTTATGGTCGAGCATATGTTGATAGGCAAACTGCCAGTCATGTTTATACTCTGTCTTGGCCCATACGAGGTAAGAATCATTCTTCAAAGAAGGCTTAGATCCAAACAAATCTCGTAGGACTTTAATCACTTTTTTCATAGTGGTTCTCCTGTTTCTATGTTTTGGATGCTTAAGGAAAGCAATACCCCGGATCTTCCCCGGCGGTGCATGTACCTTTGGTACACGTCAATCACTTGTAAGGCATGGATGGTGCCCCGGTCTATCCCAGTGTCTGTGTGTGTTAATTCAATTTGAGAACGTTGGAAAACGTGTCTGCGTTGTAATAACAGTTGTATTTATATAATAGTACAGCCAACCTAATAAAAAATCAAGTATTTTGTGGTAAAGGCTGTCATGCATTATGCGCATGAGTGGATAATTATATATGTTGAGTGTTAAATAGATTGACAGGCAATATCCATTGTTATATAATTTAATAACAAAAAGGGTAAATACACATAGTAATATTTGGAAATGAAAAAATGAAAATTAAAACACGATCAATTTTACAGGAACTTAATGAGATCGCTGACCGCAGAGATGCAGAGTCACTGATCCAGAGCCGAGCGACAAATATTATTAACTCAGCAATAAACCTAATTGAATCTATGCATAAGCATTATGATCAGTCTACAGCTATCGAGCTAGAGAGAAGGTTTATTAACTCAATTAAAGGCGCTGATGGCACTAAATTTGATAGAGGCATCAAGCGAATAATTGAATCCAAGAAACGAGACAAATAGATGACAATCCTTAACGAAGGCGGAAACATATTTAAGACACCGGAAGGCGAGTCTGCAACAACAAGAATAATGCAGGCGGATGTATTACCTACGGTTGAATGGTTAGAGGGAGTAACGAACTTAGAACTTACAGATAATATGTTAGGCACTACTGGAAAGAAAGAAACCAGTGGCGACCTAGATCTTGCAGTTGATGTAACAAAGATGTCCAAGGCAGAGTTAGAAGCCAAATTGACAGACTATGTTACTACAAACAACATGCAGGGTATACCTAAAGAGTGGGTACGCAAGACAGGCATTAGCGTACACTTTAAAACTCCGATCAAAGGTGATGACTCGAATGGTTTCGTGCAAACGGACTTTATGTTCGGTGATCCAGATTGGATGAAGTTCAGCCTACAGGGAGGAGGACCTAATTCACCTTATAAAGGTATGCATCGTCACATCCTACTTTCCAGCATAGCAAAAACGAAGGGTATGAAATGGTCAGCAAATGAGGGTTTAAAGGATAGAGAAACCAACGAACTAGTATCAAACGATCCTAATCAGATTGCTAAAACATTACTAGGTCAAACAGCAAGTCCATCAACATTAGAAACAGTTGAGTCAATTGTTAACTACATTAAGAAGTTACCAAACTATGACGATCTAGTTGCTGATGCAGTAGACGCATTTGCAAGAGATGGGTTAACTTTACCGGATAACAAGCAGGTAGAAACTTATCAAGCAAATTGGATGCGTAGAATGATAGACTCTGTTAAATGAGAATAAGCGAAGTAGTTGATATTCGTTATTCGTTAGCTGACAAACTTTCAAAGATGCACACGGTGGGAGCAGTATACGGTAAGAAGGATCTAAAAATACCACACGCTACCTATGTAGATAAAACAAAGAAGAAGAAAACATGAGAGCATTTGAAATCACAACTGAAGCCAAAAAGAAACCGAAGCTGTTAAAGCCTCGTGATCCTAACTGGCGTGAAATGGATGCATTGCGCAAAAGCGGTGCAGCTGGTTCTCACAACGATAAAACAAAAGCTATTCCACGTAAACAAAAATACAAAGACAATGTTACTGAAGCAGCAGTAGGCAGAGAGTTTAACCATGTAGAGGATCTAGTGTTTACTAATCCAGATGATGGTGCAAAACGTGCTGTTAATATTTTAAAGAGTATGGAAACAGACTCTAGTGATGTTGCAGTTAAGTGGGACGGAAACCCTACAGTATATTGGGGTCGTGAAGATGACGGAACCTTTAGGTTGGTAGGAAAGAATAACTGGGGCAAAGAAGAAGGTAAAAGTTCTAGTCCTGAAGAATTAGAAAAGTTTATTAATAGTCGCGGCAAAGGCGAAGACTGGCGTCCTAAGTTTGCTAAAGATATGGCAACATTGTGGGACATCTTTGAAAAGGCCACACCAGTAGACTATAGAGGTTATGTATATGGAGACTTACTATTCCATCAAGGCAAACCTTATGCAGGTAGTGATGGTAGTATTAGTTTTACACCTAACCAAACTACTTACAATGTTAAAACAGAAAGCGAGATTGGTCGTAGACTAGCTAAGTCTAAAGTTGCAGTAGCGGCACATGCTACATATGGTTACTTTGGAGACAAGACTGGAGATCCAATTTCAGATGTAAAAGCATTCAACGGTAACCTAGATCTTGTTGTACTAGGACAGCAGTACGTTAGTAAAGCACCAGCTGTTAACGCAGACAATCTAGGCAACATTGAAAAGGTAGCAAACAAATCACAAGCAAACATTGCTAAGTTTTTTGCTAAACAACCTGGATTAAGTGACATGGGTAATATCTTTTACACATTCGTTAATCAAATGAGTCGTGCTAAAAAGTTAAGCGAGTTAAACACAAACTCCTTTACAAACTGGCTAAAGAATTCTAAAGTATCAGTTAACAAACAAGCTAAGATATTAGCTATGGTTGATGCTGATAGTCAAACAGTTGCTGACACATTCTATCTTATCACAGAGATAATGAAAGCCAAAGATGAGATCATTGCAGAACTAGATGCTGCTGAAGGCGATGTAACTGCTACTACAGGCGGTAAACCAGGTGGAGAAGGCTTTGTTAAGACAAAAGACAAGGTTAAGTTAGTTCCACGTGATAGATGGACACCTTTTAGAGCAGATTAAGCTCAAAATAGCCTAAATCCCCGTAATTTTAAAGTAATTGATAAATATTACTGTAAGAAAAAAGCCGGTCCCTGAGCGGGATCATTTAATAATCGAGGAGATAATATTATGGCAGATCTATCAAACGGTAGCGGAGTCTATCAAACATACGACAATAGCGGTTCAGGTGTTGCAGAATTAGGCGACAACAAAGCAGCTAAATCAGGACAAGGTATTGCAGGACGCACTCGTGTTCTTAATCTTGCTAAATCAAACATGACAACAGTAGAGTTAGAAGCAGCAATTAAGTATCTAACAGCTGGTGATGTATCAGGAACTAACGATGCACACACTGTCGTAGCTGTACAACCTTTAACTGAATCAGGTGTATTCACAAGTGGAACAACTGACGCAGTACAAGTAGTAATCCAAGGAACAGGCGCAGCAACAATGGCATCTAACTTTGGTACTGGTTCAACTGGCATTACAGCAACTTTGATTGCTGAGTTCTCAGGTTTACAAGCCTAATTAACTTAGACATAACGGAGAATTAACATGGCAGATTTATACGGACAAGTCGTAAGAGGTGATGGTGTTTCAACTTATACAGTTGGCGCTAATAACCAAAAAGCAGCACAGCCATTGTCAAACATGGGCACACGTGAGCTTACCTTTTTAACAGTTACAGCTGGTGGTGATACACCATTTGCAGTAGCCCAGTTTACTACAGCTGGTGGTTCTGCAGACGCAGTAGTTAAAGGTATTGCAGTAGCAGGTGCAGAGGTTTATCATTTCCAAAGAGTTAGTGACACAGTAATGGCACTAACACTTGGTTTAGATACATCACATGTTTATGACGCTGACGGTACTACTGTTGGTTATGGTGTATTAGAAGCAGCTATTAAAGCAGCTGAAAATGCAGCATCAAGCAACTCTACTAACTTTACAATTGCAGCAGCAACATTTAGTTAATAGATAAAACTTAATATTAAAAGGGTGTCAGGAAACTGGTGCCCTTTTTTTATGACCGGTAAATATGTGTGATGAAAGTATATAAAGTAAAGACAACCGTAGACATTACACGAGCAGTACCTGATCGTCATGCGTCAGCTACCCCTTTAGAAAATGCTCAACAATCGAATTTTAATTCGTTAGTGCAGGGCATTGAACTACGAGCTCTTGTGCAGTGGAATCACTCGCCTCAAATGGTAGAACATCCTAGTGTAGAAAATGAATGGTATTGGGAATTCAATATTGAACGAGAAGATGTTTTCTTAAAGGACAACGATCATGTTGGACTACTAAAAGAGGATCTAAACAATGTACCAATCATCCCCCATCTAAAAGAAACTATTAAATTTAAAAACCCTGTGTTTGTAACAGAGGGTGAAGATCAAAACATCTGGATACGTCTAGATGATTCTGTTAGTTAAGTGTATTGATAAATTACACTAGCAATAGGCTTAAATAGTATGATGAAACAAGACAACAATCAAACAAACTGGTCGTGGATGATGGTACTATCTGTATTCGTTATGATTACAGGTTTCCTATTATCTCTGTACGGACTACATGTTAATTCCTATCCTTGTGTGTATGTTGGTATTAGTGTTATGTCAGTTACGAGCATAGTTTGGTGGTGTTGGGTTATGTTTGTAATTAGAGATATGTTTAATAAACTTAGCAGAACTACAAATCAACTAGGTGAAGTTAAAAGCGAATTATCAGCAATAAAGAAGCTAATTCGTAACCTGTTTTCTACTAACAAATGATAAATACATTGTAGGTAACACTACTAGGCAAGCAAGGCATTATAATTCAAACGCATTAGGCTAACAGCAAAGTTTACTAATTGCCCATAGAGAATGGGAGTTTACGGAGAATATAATGGCGAGTACGTCTACTACAAAATTAGAAAGAGAAAATTTAGAAGCGCATGTTGATCTTTGCGCTATTCGTTATGAAGCTTTAGATAATCGAATGACTAAGTTAGAAGTTAAAGTAGATCATATTCACGAAGATGTAGTACAAGGCCAAAAAGGTATTACTAAAGTAATCATTGGCACAACAGGAACAATCATTGCAGCAGTTTTATCAGTAGTAGTTACAATCTTACTCAAGATGTAACCCAACAAAATATATAAGTTGTAAATACAAAGGACAAAAGGTCCTTTTTTTTATGACTAACATTTCAAAACGCTTTGAGCAACTAGTAACCAAAACTTATAGGGAGTTCCTAGAACAAGGAACCATACTACCCTCAACGTCTGAAAAAGGTATTCATGTTGGAGATGTACTAATACAATCCGATGGACCGTTTAAGAATATATTAAAAAGAGATAAATTAGTATATAAGGATATAAGTTTAAATGTTATTGCTATTAGAATAGCTAATTTACTAGCATGGAATGAAGATAAAGCATTACAAGATAGTTTATTTGCTGCTGATCTACTTTATAGCAGGTACTATACAGATAGCAACATATTTTTAGATAGATATCATAGGGCATGTAATAGTTGTGACGAAGTAAAAGCAGAAGTTATGTGGTGTCGCTACGAAGATGCTAAGTACAAAGCGATCAACGCTAAATCGGAAGCAGAGAGATTAGCGGCGTTTTGAATAAATACATGTAACAGAATACACATTTGGGGATTATCGAAATGAAACATAACGAATTATTTAGAACAAGGGCTGCGAAGTTAAATGAGTCCATGTACAAGCAGTTTGGCAAGAAGCTAAACCTTGAGGGCTTTGACATTGCCAAGTTAGAAGATGCACGTAACAAGTTACGTACTCAAATCCACGATGCTAAAACAGCAAACGGATTTAACGAAAACTTAGAGAGTGATGCATTTCATCAAGCTCAAGCTATGTTAGATGTATTAAACGCAGAACTATTAGAACGTGAAGAATCAGCAATTGATAATTTAGAAGTTCCAGCAACAAATCCCCAAGCTGAAGCGACTGAAACAGGAGAAGATATGAAAGTAACAGAAGGCGAGATCCAACAAGCAAGTGCTATTGTAACTGCTAAAACTATGGTTGACCGAGTTGGACGTTGGATTGAAGAACTTTCCGGTATGGAAAATGAAACACTACTTCAATTAGGCGATTCAATCCGCGACGAAATGGGCGCAGAACAATCAAAAGCATTTTTAGAAGCAAGTGCTCCAGCTATTCAACAAGCACTAGAAAATCTTAAACAGACACGTGAAACATTAGCAACGTCAATTAGACAGCTTACTGGTGAAGAAGCAGCAACAGGAATGTTAGGTGCAGAACCAGAAGAAGGTGGCGAAGCTGATATGGCTGCTCCGGCAGAGCCAATGGATGCAGAAGCTCCAGCAGAAGATGATTTTGCAGCAGCAGAACCGTCAGCAGGTGGAATGGAAACAGCAGGCCGTGAGAAGCGTGAGTCTATTAACTACGAATCCAATCTATTAAGAACATTAGCAGGTTAACATGAAACTCAGTGAGTTCTCAAAAGATCAAGAGCTTGAAGAGCTATTAGGTATTGGTACCTTAGCTCGTGGCGTAGGCTCCTTAGCTAAAGGTGTTGTCAAGACAGCAGTTGG